CATCCTAATGCTGAGATGGAATTGAAAGATCTCAAACGTAAACTTTATAGGGCAGTTGCTAATGTATACATTCTTGAAGGTATTCGCTTTTATGTCTCTTTCGCTTGCAGTTTTGCCTTTGGCGAACTCAAGTTACTCGAAGGATCAGCAAAGATTATCTCCCTTATTGCTCGTGATGAGTCACAACACATGGGAGTCACGAACAATATACTAAACAAGTGGAATGAAGGTGATGATCCAGAGATGATAGAGATTGCTAAAGAAGAAGAGGAGAATGTTTATACTATGTTTAAGAATTGTGTGGAAGAGGAGAAGGATTGGGCAGAATATTTATTTAAAGATGGGAGTATTATTGGTTTGAATGATAAATTATTACAGAACTATGTTGAATGGACTGCTAACCGTAGGTTAAAGTCAATGGGATTGAAGGCAATCTTTGATACACCATTAGCTAATAATCCATTACCTTGGACTGCACACTGGTTGTCCTCTAAAGGACTACAAGTAGCACCACAGGAGACAGAAGTCGAGTCCTATATGGTTGGGAGCATTAAACAAGATGTTAAGAAAGATACTTTCGCTGGTTTTAAATTATGACTCAAAGTACAGAACCCGAACCACGAGACGAGTCGTGGAGAGACGAGTACCTCGGTATGAAAGCTCACGGCAAACTCAACCGAGAATTGCTGATGAATGGACCGAAGAGTCTCGCTCAGAGTTGGTTGATGCAAGCGATGCACAACGACTGGAAGAAGAAGAAAGGTATCAAAGACCCAGAACCACCCGACTGCCAGTCGAGCCTCCAAGAGTTCTTCCAAAGAAACAAAGACCAAGGAATTTAATACCCGATCCGTGGGAAAATTATTATTATGACGATCAAACTGAGAAAAGAGAGGGTTGAAAACCTCGATAATTACGATGAAAAATACGATCTAATATACATCGATCCTCCCTTCGGTCTCGATAGGGAGTTCTTCATGTTTGAAGAGAACAAGAAGGTCTCCTTTGATGATAAATGGGAGTCAACTGATGCTTATATTGAGTGGTATGCTACTGTAGTACAGGATTGTTTTGAAGCATTGAAACCTAATGGTTGGTTATACTGTCACAATAATTTTGATAGCAATGCTTTACTTCTAGGTGCTCTTACTAAAGAGGTTAGAGGTAAGTTTTACACTAACATATCATGGAAGAGGTCAGGTCCAAAGAATAACATCAAGAAAGGGTGGGGCAACATCGTTGATTCTATCATGACTTTTCGTAAGGGAGACCCATACTTTGATGTTGAGTACCAACCACTAGATCCTACCTATGAAGCTAACTCATTTAAGAATAAGGATGAGAAAGGGTTCTATGCACTAGGTAAACTGACTGGTGAGAAGTCAAGACCAGGTCATCAGTATGAATATAATGGTTACAACCCACAAATAGGGTGGAGATTTAAGGAAGATAAGACTAAAGAACTAGACGAACAAGGTCTCATTCACTGGGGTAAGAACTTACCATACAAAAAGATCTATCTATCTGAGTCTAAGGGGTCTCCTATCCAGAATTTCTGGGATGATATCTATTTTATCTCTAGGTCAGAGAAGAATAAGCGTAAGTATCCTACACAGAAACCAGTTAAGTTACTAGAGAGAATCATCAAGTCATCATGTCCTAAAGATGGGGTAGTTTTTGACCCTTTCTGTGGTTCTGGAACCACTGCTATAGCATCATTCAATCTTGATAGAGATTGTACTGTCTGTGATGTTAGTGATGAGGCATTGAAGATAACACAAGCAGCACTAGTTGAGTGTGGTGCTCACACAGAGGAGAGATTACTCGGATAAATATATGAAAGATATAAAAATTATGAAATGGCTGAAGAGGGAGTTTACCAAAACCCCTGGCTATATGAGGGTAAACCTTTTACTACTGACGACATTGGCGACCAGTTCGGTTTTGTCTACAGGATTACTAATCTCAAGACAGGTAAACAATACATCGGACGTAAATACTTTTGGTCCAAACGTAAACCTAGAGGTGGTAAGAGAAGGGTTACGTCTGAGAGTGACTGGAAAAAGTACTACGGAAGCTCTGATGAACTTAAAGCAGATAGAGGAGTACTTGGGAACGAACTATTCAAGAGAGAAATCCTTTCAGTCCAACCAACAAAAGGCAAGGTAAATTTTGAAGAGACAAGACAATTGTTTCTTAATAGAGTTTTACAGGAGTCTTTAGAAGATGGTACTCCTGCTTATTATAATAGTAATATACTAGGTCGTTACTACCGTAAGGACTATTTTGATCATGCATGAGATAGTTGATTATCATAGAAAAGTATCTGTATTTCACACAACTCTCAATACAGACAACAAGTTCTTGGAATCTAAGATAGATGCTGAACAAAAGAGAGATCCAGTGGGTGATGCAAAGAGAGCAGTACAAGCATGGCGTACTGATACTTACTTACACTTTCGTGATAAAGAATATACACCATTACTTCGTGCTATTGGTGAGGTTGTGGGTAATGTTTCAAAGGAACAGTACGGTTTACCAGTAAAGTATGTACCTCTTAACTTCTGGGCATGTTCCTATAAGGAAGGAGAGTTTGCACACAAACATAATCATTGGCCATCAGTATTTTCTGGGACATATTATGTTAATGTTGGTGATAATCCATCACCTATAGTGTTTGAAGGAGTTACTCACATCACCCCCAGTGACGGTAGTTTGATGATATGGCCAGGATATTTGGATCATGAAGTACCACCTTCATCATCTGTTAGAAAACTGTTCTCATTTAACTTTGAGGTTATGGTTGGTAGTGGTCCGAACAAACCAATGAAAAATAGGTTCTAAAAAATTCTAAATAATTCCTTAAGATAAATATGAGATCTTGATCCATACATAGAAGTGTGTTATAATGCTAACATAATCCACAAGAGCCATGATCAACTTAGACCAACGCTATCTGGGATATCTAGACGGCAGTAAAAAATTTAGAATCGATAACAAAGAAGAAAAAGTTGAAGCTTATGGATGGAATTGTGATGGTAACGACATTACTGGATATTATGTCTTGACTGAAAACTATCTTTTGAACTATAATATGAATGAAGTTGTTCAGAAAGTTGAACCAAGATAAATAGATAGTCAAGCGATTTTGTTATGAAATTATTTTTAGACAGTGCGGTTGTCGGAGACATCTGTGACCGCTACGATACTGGTTTGATTGATGGTGTTACCACCAATCCTACATTGATTCTAAGGTCAGGAAAGAAACAAGAAGATGTTATCTCACAGATAGCACAACTCTGTCCTAAATTAGAGTCTATATCTGCAGAAGTAGTTGCAGATACTGCATCAGAAATGCTTGACCAAGCAAAATATTACGTAGGTATCTCTCCAGCAGTAACCATTAAGGTTCCTTGCACACCAGAGGGTCTACGTGCCTGTAAAGAACTTAGCGATCAGGGTATCAAAGTAAATGTTACCCTGATTTTTTCTGTTTCACAGGCTATTTTGTCTGCTAAAGCAGGTGCTACTTACCTATCACCTTTCGTTGGTCGTGTAGATGATCAGAGATTTGGTGGTATCAATCTAATTAAGAGAATTAGAGAGGTGTTGAGTCCATACTGGACAGAAAATCAACGTGGTAAGAAACCAGCTCCAGAGATACTATCAGCATCTATACGTTCAGTAGGAGATGTTGAGTTTAGTTTCGCACAAGGGGCAGATATATGCACCATTCCCAATAAAATTTTTGATGGTATGTATGAACATATGCTCACTACAAAGGGCATAGAGTTATTTGATCGTGACTACTCTCTTGCTCTTTCAGAAAACGAATAATGTTAACGATCTATTCTAAAGAAGGTTGTCCTCATTGCGACAAGTTTATATTGGTTTGCGAATTAGAAAACCTACCACATGTCGTATATAAATTAGACGATCACTTTACAAAAGACCAGTTTTACCATGTGTTTGGTGAAGATGCTACGTTCCCACAGATTCAGTTTGATCAGTTGGGAGAAGAACGAGTTCACTTAGGTGGATGTTCAGAATCAATTTCATTTTTACAAGAAAAACAGCTATGTTGCACAGTATGATTGAAATAACACATGAAGAATTTGAGAACGAATACGAAGAGTACTTAACAAAGATTGAAAAAGGAGAGCAGTTTCTGATCAGACTACCTAGTGGTCGTGCTGTTGCTGCTGTCCCTCAGTCTGCTGTTGGTAGCTCTGAGTACATACATCCTTGGGACAAACATTGGAATGCTGTGGACAAACTATCAAAAGACACTTGATGATATCTTCCCCGACTTTAAGTTTAAAGATCGGTGGTGTAATTGGACAAACAAAGATGATCTGAACATGACAGCAGACATCTATACTGCTCCACATTTTATTAAGTCTAGAAGGGTTGATATCAATAATGATAAGACCCATATCTATAACAACATAATGTACCCTAAGACAGGGCATAACCTTCCCTGTTTTGGTATGGATCTCATGGGTTTCCATGAGAAGAAGGTGATTATTGTGTTTGATTTCCAGCATCCAGTGGAAAAGTATGTGCTAAACGTACCACCACTACCTAAAGCAGAGAAAGCTTATAGGTTCTTCGAGATGGGCAACCATTTCTCGGAGAATATCTTTGTACGTTATTGTGACTTTGATATGGTTGATACATATCTCCCAACATTCAGGTACTATCTAACCCTCTATAGAGAGATGATAGACAAGGCACAACCTACTGGTGAAGACACTAGTGTCTATCAAGACTTTGATACATACATGAAGAAATTAGATCCTATACTAGGATATCTTTCTAGTAAGTTCGGTAAGGAAAATGCTAACCGAATGATGGATGAATACTTTTTCCCTTATTCACGATGAGAAAGGAAACAGCAGGTGAAGTCATAGGTAATCCTCTATGGTTCACCCCAGTGATGCTACTAGCAGTACTATTACTGATAGAGGGTCTTCATACCTCTGCACATCTACATCAAGAGATAGATGTACATGGTATATGCAGACAGAACAAAGAGTATATTCAGTCACTTGACGATGATGAGTAT